TTGCCCTTGATGATCAAGAAGGTAAGTACAGTAGTGCAGTTAGTTTAACACATTGTGAACAAGTAGATAGTGAAGTTACTGATGTTGATAGGATAGATGATGACTAATATATTTACTTTTATATTAGGTGGACTATTGGTATTTTATTTTATAGATATTAATACTGATAAAATAGCAGACATATGGCAACAAGCTTACCAGGTAGGTAGAGATGATGGTGAGAACTTATCTATGTATCAATACAAACTATCTGATGAGCAGTTAAGGTATGAATGTGAACGTCTACATTGGGAAGTATTAGATGGTAAACAAAGATGAGGAGGTTAAATGAGTGTTAGAGAATTACCTAAATTAAAAAAATATGTGGTAGACTATAAGTATACTGATAAATATAGTGTATGGAATACACATAGAATTTTTGATGATAAGTTAGCAGCAATAAGTTTTGATAAGTTAGTAAGACAACGAGAAGATAATTTATTTTTTAACAATTTACTAGACCCTGATACGGGTTTTTTGAGGAGATAAGACATGGGATTACCAACATTACCACAAGAAGCAAACTTTACACCAGTTAAAAAACCTTTTATAAATTCATATGCTGTTGACGTAATGGATAGAGAAGTAAAAGATATTTATACTTGGGTTCATCCTGATACAGGTGCTTTTATATGTAACTCAGGAAGTAAACATAAAGCTACTAATTTTGTAGATAGATATGAACCTTTTAGACAACGTGTTGAAGAGTCAGATGTAATAGATGTATCTGAAATTACTGGTACACCTAGACTATATAACAAAGGTAGTGTACTACAAGCTAGATTTAATCTTAAGAAGTATGATATGCAAAAAGTATTAGGAGAACCTGCTGGTGTTCGTATGACTTACAGAGATTCGCATGATCAGAGTTGTAAGAGTTCTGTATCTGTAGAAATACTTAGACTTGCATGTACTAATGGTATGTTAAGTATAGCTAATCAAACTACTATAGCTAGTAAACATACTACTTTTGATGATGCTAAAACATTTAGTAAGAAAATTACAGAGATTATGGATAATATTTATAAAGAAGCTGAGCTAATGAGGACTATGCAACAGCAACATGTATCTACAGATAAAGCTATGGACTTTTTAGAAAATGTAGTTGCTTCAAGTAAAAGAGATTTAGAAAGAGTTGAAGCTATTTATCACCAGTATAGTCACTTAGGTAATACAGGTTATAGAATGTTACAGGTTGTTACTCATCTATCATCACACTTAACTGATAGACAACAGAAAAGTGATAATGTTTTTAATAGGACTTTGGCTTTAGAAAATAGATCACAGAATATTTTACAGTCGAGAGAGTTTAAAAACCTGTGTGTACCTGAAACTGTTTAAGGAGATTGTATATGTCACAAGTTTTATTAATTGTAAAAGTAGATGATAACTTAGTTCATTATGATGAAAGAGATGCTGAGATATTTAATGCTATAGAAAGTTTAAAATTTGTAAAAGGTATAACTGTATATAAACCTGATCCTGAAAAAATAGATTTTAAATATGCAGCAGCTATGACAGGTGCTGATCGTTATGATTCATTAGAATGAAAGGATTGAAATGAGAATTAATACTAAAGAACTTATTGCAATCTACTATGATTCATTAGTGTATAAACATTTAAGTGCTAATACTAAACGTGATTATAAGTATTGTATTGATGCAGTATGGCACACTATGGTTGATAATAAAGTGTACCCACACTTACCTATGAAACATTTTGATACTCCTAAAGCACAGGGAATTTATAACTCCCTTGCTGAAAGGGGTATCCCTTTTGCTAATCATTGTAAAGCTGTTATGTCTAAGTTATTTAACTTTGGAATCCAGAATGGCTATGTAAATACTAATCCTTTTTCAGGAGTTGTCCAGTTAAATCATAGACCTAGGAAAGAAGTGCAAAGTAAAGAAGATATATATAAATTTATACATACAGCTTACTCAGAGTTTAAGTGGAGGAATATAGGTGTAATAGTTCATATGGCTTATACTTGGGGTCAAAGACTAGGTGACATGAGGACTTTAAGATTTAAAGATTATGACTTTGATAATCAAGTTCTTACACTAGAACAATCTAAACGTAGAGCTAAAGTATATCTACCTACAACCAATGAGTTACATAAAATTTTATTACAACAAGAAAAAGACTTTGGTTGGAATTACGGAAACTATGTAGCTCCTAAAATTGTTCGTAATCAAATAAGTGAAAATCCTTACGATAAAATTACCTTAACTAAAGTTGGTTCTGATATAAGAAAAGCAGCAAAGCTTTCTAATAAATTTAAAATGATGGACATGAGAAGAACTGCTACTACAGAAATGGTAGATGCAGGTGTACCACTACCACAAATTATGTCTGTGACTGGGCATGCTAATGCACAGTCACTTACACCTTACTTAAAAAATACATTAACTAGTGCAACAGAAGCTTTATCTAAAAGAAACTTAGGAGGTTAAAATGTCAAGAGATAATCCTACATATACAAAAATTAAAGAACTATTATTAAATAATCCTAAACCAGAAGGCTGGACTAGTACAGATATAGGTAAATTTATAAAATGTAGAACAAGTTCAATAAGACATGTTTGTAGTCAGTTAACAGATCAAGGTTTTTTAGTAAAAAAAGAATTAGAAAATATTAAAAAAGGTAATTGCAGAGTTAAATATTTTGTAAAAGAAAAAGATAAGGAAATATATGGTGTAGGTATGGCTAATAAAATAGATGTACATAATATATTTAGTAGACCTCATTGTGGAGGTAGAGGGTGAATCAACCTAGAATGTATTGTAAAACTTGCAATGAGTTCAAACAAATGCAATATGGTGGAGGACGAATATCTACTGGTTGGGTATGTAAATCTTGTTTTAAGAAACTATTAAATAATAAAGGGGATAGTAATGACAGATCACGTTCAAGAGATTAAGTGTGCTTTATATAATCATGCACAAGGACAGATAGCTAAACATAAAACTAATGTAATGTTAATGATGGAAAGATCTGTAGGTGTAGGTGAGCACTCTAATATTGTAGAAACTATAGAAAAAGAATTAAATGAAATAGCTAAGTATCAAGATCAGTTAACTGTACTTAATAAATATTTTCCTAGTAATAATAAAATTATGGAAGGAATAAAGTAAATCAGAAACTTCCCCTCACCATAGGTGAGAGGGAAAGTTTCTTTATGGAGATACTATGAATGTTAAACAATATGTACAGGACTTAGATTTATCAGATGGTGATAAGCATAGAGGTAAATGCCCTGTATGTAACAGGCATAATACTTTTACAGCTACTAATAACTTAGGTAAGTTACTTTGGAATTGCTATGCAAATTCCTGTAAAATATCAGGTGGTTCATATATACATATGTCAGTTGATGAAATAAGGAAACGTATGAAAGAATTTAAAATAGATAAAGATACTCCTGTTGTCAATGTAAAACTACCTGAAGTATTTGAAATGCCTGAATATCTAGTACCTCATAATACTTATGATCCAGGTATGGATGATTCTCACCATGCCATCATTAATAAGTTTTGTGAAATGTATAAACTTTGGGCAGAAGATTTAGATTTATATTATGACGTTAAAGAAAATCGTATTGTATTTCCTGTAGAAGATAATGGCAAGATAGTAGATGCTATAGGTAGAGCAATTGATGATAGTGTTGTACCTAAATGGAAAAGATATGGTACATATGCTGAAGGATTTATTAGAGGCCAACATCAATTAGCTGTAGTAGTTGAAGATGTTATTAGTGCATGTGTTGTAGAAACATTAGGTGCTACTGGTGTAGCTATATTAGGTACATCACTTAATGCAAATCATATTGAAGCACTAAGAAGTTTCAAACGTGTAATAGTAGCACTTGATCCTGATGCAGCAATTAAAACAATTGAGTATACAAAGTTATTAAAAGCAAATGGTATTCCTGCATTAGCACTTAAACTTTTAGATGATATAAAATATAGAAGAGAAGAGGATATACAATTTTTACAAAATTCAATAAGGGAGTTTAATGGAACATTCAATACTAAAGGGATTGCTAAATAAAGATTTTTATGAAGCAACAAAAGCAAAATGTAAAGAGGACTTGTTTACAAAAGATCTAAGAAAAATTAAACAAGTAATTGATAATGCTATAGAGAATTATCAAAGTGACTTAGACGTAGATGAAATTAAAGCATTATTTTTTACTGCAAATCCTACACTAACAACATCTCAAAAACATCAATTTGATTTACACTTTCAAAAGATAAAAGCTTGTAAGCCAATGAACTTACAAGTAGCTAATGATGTTCTTAGTAACTTAAATAGACAGCATGTAGGTGAACTAGTAGCTAACTTAGGTTTTCAATATGTTAATGGTGTAGTAACTTCTCTTGAACCACTAAAAGATATTATTGAAAGTTATAATGATGACTTCTTACCACAAACTAGAGTTGACTTTTTTGATAATGATTTAGACTCTTTAGTTACTGCTGCTGATGCAGATACTAAATGGAAACTAAACATACAAACATTACATAATGCAATACCAGGACTTAACAATGGAATGTTATTTGTAATAGGTGCAAGATCTAACGTAGGTAAGTCTAGCTTTCATGCTACGTTATGTGCATCACCACATGGTTGGGCAGAGCAAAGTGCAAACATATTAGTGTTATGTAATGAAGAACATCCTAGAAGAGTAGCTAGTAGATACATGACGGCTGCTACTGGTATGACATTACAACAAATAAAAGATGATAAACAAAAAGCTCATTACTTATATGATCCTATAAGAAACAATATTAAATTTGTTGATGCTACAGGTAAGACTATGGCATGGGCTGAAAGTGTAATTAAAAATTACAAACCTGATATTGTTGTAATGGATATTGGTAGTAAGTTTTCTGATGAAGGTGCATCTACTAATAATCATGAAGCACTAAAAGCTAATGCAATATATGCTAGAAACATTGGTAAGTTATATAATTGTTTAGTTGTATATTGTACTCAGCTATCGGCTGAAGCTGAAGGTAAGATTATACTTAATCAAGGAATGATAGAAGGTAGTAAAACAGGACTAGCTGGTGAATCAGACTTAATGATTCTAATAGCTAGAAATCCACCAATGAATGATCAAACAGAAGATGATCGAATGAGGCATTTAAATATAGTTAAGAATAAAATATCAGGTGTACATAATATTATTAACTGTGAATTTGATTATCAGACAGGGCAGTACACATCATGAGAGAGATAAATGAATATTACAATACTAGATGTTGAAAATACTACAACTACTAAAAACAATAAGCTACACCTTGATCCCTACGAAAGGGGAAATAGTTTGGTTATGGTTGGTATCCACAAACT